ACACAAAGACCGGTGCAACTTCAAAGAGTTAGTTTAATTCCCAGCTAATCTGGCAAAAGACGATTACGCCAACTAGAATATTCACAAGCACTTGAGACTGCTGCTGCCTCACCCCACCACCCCAAATTACAACTAAGCTTACATCTAAAGTATTATTGCATAAGTTTCTAAGCTTGGATATTCCAATAATTTGACCTATCTGTACAATACTTACATAATTAGGTTTGCTTATGTCTACTTATTTCAACATATTGCTTTTACACGTACTGATCTATGAGGCCTTCTTAGTGGCAGCAAGCCACATTTTAGAGAGGCCTGTTCTTCCAAGATATATAAGGAGGAAAAAGAGCCCAATTGATAATGCAACATACAGGCAAATGAGGAGTATAGTTTTAAGAGGCCCTCCAAACCAACTCATGAGTCCAGAAAACCAGTCAAAGAAATTCCAAGATCCAGATTTTGGATTCACAACTGTTGATTCCCCCCCTGCTTCCCGCCTATCATCAAATGGATCAATGGCTATCAGGGTCCCCTTCACCAACAGAGGCCGCTCATCTCCATCACAAGAGTACATAAACTCCTCCTCTACTTCAGGCACAGTGAAGTGTAGTATCTGACACTGGTCTTTTGTTCCATTCTCTGATGGAAGGACTATATGCAGAGACCCATCCTTATTGTGGGCAGAGAGAGATCCAGTTCCTGTGGATGTGATAGACAGGCAGACCCTGGCCCCTGCATTGCAAGAATAGCAACCTGTCAAATTTAAGAAGGCGGCATCACAAGATACGGCTGCTCCCACAAAGTCCACCTCAAAATTGTCAAACATCAGAGTTAGATCAGCTTGTACAGAGCCCTTAGAGAAAGCTTGAACACCTCTATTTCCTTTTGAAGCTGCAAAGGTTTTGTCATTCCTTGTCTGTGGCAGAGAACCCCTCTCAAAGACAACAAAGGGATCAATCAGATTTGTTGTGCACTCCAATTGATCTATCATGGGCTTGTATGAGATAAGGTTTGGTGCCCTAAGGCATGATTCATGAGCACTCAGGACTGAGGACTCTGAATTGCACCTGATCTCCCCCAAGAACCCTTGCCGAGGAATTTCTGAGAATGGCTCATCAACAATTGCATACCCTTTGCCTGGGCTCTCAATGAAAGAAAAGCTATTTGAGCCTGAAATGCCCTCTGCGTCCAGTGAGAGGCTAACTGAACCCCAGTTTGTGAAACGGCTAGATGATGCTCCCAAGTCTATTGTTGAAACAGAGCCATCAAAGTCTGTGATCTCTAGAGTGAGTTTATGCACCCAGTCGATACAGTTAAAAACTCTAAGGGCCTCTTTTCTAACTGACTGCAGATACGTGTGCACAAATAAGCAAGATGGGTTCACATTGAAACACCCACACCCCCATCCTCCACATTGCTCAAAACACTTATTCTCTCGCATGGTCGTGCTTTCCCCAACAAATGAAAACTCTGCTGAAGTTTCATTGTCCCTCCAAGACAGACACCTATTCACATGGCATTCCCCGACAAGGTGGCATCTCCTTGAGCTCAAACATTTAGGGCTAAAGGACCCAGTCCAATAACTCTGGCCCTCCCTGCATGATAGCTCACTTGAGACAGTTTTTATCTTTAAGAACTTGGTTTGATCTTCCTTGACCCCCTTCAACATCAAACAAGCCTCTGCCCCAACTGACCCTGCTCTGATCAATGCTGTGCCAGACAGTCTACACTTGGTGTTAACACCCTCTGTAGAGCAAGTGGTGATTCTGGAGCTTGCCTGAATCAGTTCTGAACATGCTGATGCATATGAGACAATCAATAATAACATCAGGTATGTGCTATAACGTGGGATTGGGGCATGACGAGGAATAGGGGCAGGGTTCCCTAGAACCAACTGACCTCCTTCCATCCATCCTATTTCCCTGTTCACTTGATTAATGTTGTCTGCCACTCTGGCAACCATCTTCTTATATATCCATCTGATGAAGGCTGTGATCCACATTAGTGGATTCAGAACTTTCCTTGGGGCAATCTTCAGGCACTTAAGCACCCTATAAAGAATAGCTAAACAAATTATTGCAATAGAACTGAATACAAACACAACAACAAAGGCACTGAGAGCAGTGTGACACTGGTAATTTATCAGGCCATGAGCACACACTATGCAGTCATGCACTAAGCACGGGTCCTGGGGAGGGCAGTGAGCTACTATTTTGGAGCTAACTGACTGATCATCGTGTGCCATGTGAACCCCTATGTCCCCCCCAGAAGACTGGGATATCCCTGGATACTTGAGTGTAATCTCGGTGGAAGGACTCTGCGATCCTGTGACGCAAACTCCGCTAGCACAAGCAACTGCTGATGATATCTTGAACCCTGTTGATCGGACAACCAATCCATGAGGCTCACATTTGGTTATACAAGTTGTGCAAGGCTCAACTCTCTGGATGGGCTTGGCAGAGAGTTCTCTCTTCACAACCACTCTCTCATACCCTACACATAAAGGCTTCTTCCAGACCCCTGATACTTGTATCTGCACAATCCCTGACCCATTAGCATGTGAACAATAGGCATTGGCGTACTGAGCAGTGCACTCATAAGCAGAGCAAAATGCTGCGTCCCCAGTGCACTTCTTACTACCATGTCCTCCAATCTTGGGGCACTGAGAGATATCAAAGCTTTTGAGCTCCCTCTTAGTCTGACCAGAGTCCATTGTTCCTTTGTACTGTCCCTTATGCTCGAAACAGACAAATGAGTCTGGTAGCAGATTCTCCTCAGTCTTAAGGTCAAGCTTATCAAGATAAACCTTCTTTGAGTTCTTAAACACTGCAAAGGGCACAACCTCATGTGCAGTGCTGAGTTGGCCATCACACTTTTTGAGTGCTTGAACCCCCACTTCGCAGACCCCTTTCATTTTTGTTTTTAATTTTGATCCATCATCCTCACTTGACTGACAAAACAAGTCTTGGAGAGGATAAGACCCCTTCTTCAGGCTAGCACCTGTCATCTGCCTACAAAAGTTGCAGTCCTCAGTGAGCTCATACTTAGGAGGGCACTTGACTGAAGCCATTTTCCCGTCATTGTTGAGGTAATGAGCTGACTGGTAGTCATTTGGACAGTGTGTCTTCATCACGAGTTTCTCTTTCATGCAGGGGTTCCCATGAGCACTCAGAAGGTCACAGCTAGGTGGATCAGCCTTTGCAATGATGGTGTCGTGAACTGCCTCTAGTAGAGTTCTATGATGAGCATACGACTGGAAAAGGGGAAATTTTCCCTTTTCAAGCAAGACATCAAAACTGCTACATGCCCCAGCATATGTCACAGGTTTGCATGTGGCATCCTCCTGAGTCATCCCGTCAATGTAGTTGTGCCCCTTCCCTGGTCTGTTTCTGAGATGGGGGTCTTCAGCAAAAACAACAGGTGCCAAAGCAAAAACTGCTAAGGCTGGAAGGACTGTCATTGCAATCCCTGCCATGGTTTCTCTCCCTATTTGCTTAGCATCTCTTCGTCTCTCACACCGAACTATCCCCACCCGCTTTTTGTGAGGAGGACCCTTTATGAGGGAAATCTTGTCCTCAGGATCCTTACCATGGCAGGTGATGTTGTTCAAGCCATCAGCAGCAATGATGGCTTTTAATGCCCTGTATAACTCCTGGCTTGAGGTCTTAACCTCTCTTATGCCTGATATAGAACAGGAGAGCTCCTCCGGCATCTCCTCCTCTCTGAGTGAATCCCAAGCTCCTTCAATCATCTCTGGGTTAGTGGAGTCACCAAAGCAGGTCTCTTCTCTTGTGGAGCTTAGAGACACTCTAATAACCGCTTCACACACCAGAACCGAGATTAGAATTGTTAATAAAACATACATTTAATGCACCGTCTTTGTGT